AAGACCGGATCACGAAGGCGTGGCTGGGGCATATCGCCATGACGCCGGACCCGGCCTACGAAGACGCCAAGGTGCTGGCCGTCCGCAGCGCCAGCCGGGCCGCGTCGCCGAGTTCGACGCCGCACCTGGACCAGGTTCGCCAATGGCGGCTGGCCGACCGTGTAGCATCCGATCCGTTGTACCGCTGATCTACCGGCCGTTGCTGAGGACTGGGTCCGCCGGCTGTTGCGGGATCCGCGTCGAACCTGAGAATTCTGACGCTGAAAGGATCCCGCTATGGGAGCCGGAGACGCACTACTGGCCCGCTATCAGGCTGAGATCGAGGAACGCTCGAAGTTCATCGACGGCATCGTGGAAGGTGCCGAGAAGGACGAGCGGGACCTCACCGAGCAGGAGATGAACCTCCTCAGCCGGACCCGCGACCGCATCTCAGAGCTCAACGATCAGGTCGCGCCGCTGCACTCCACCATCGAGATCGCCACGAGCTCGCGGCGGCGGACGGCCGAGATCGCCGAGCAGTTCGCAAAGGCCCGGAACCCCAACGCCGGCCGGAACGTCGAATACCGGTCCGCCGGCGCGTACGCCATCGACATGTGGCGGGCCGGGCTCGGCAACGAGGACGCCCGCGAGCGGCTGAGCCTGTTCAACCGCGCCGCCGCGCACCAGACCACCGGCGACAATCCGGGCCTGCTGCCGTCGCAGATGCTGGCGCCGGTGATCTCGTTCGTTGACGCCGCCCGGCCGATGGTCAACGCCCTCGGCCCCCGCGACCTCCCGTCGGGCTCGTGGAATCGGCCGAAGATCTCGCAGCACACGAACGTGGCGCCGCAGGCCGGAGAGAAGACGGAGCTCGTCTCGCGGAAGATGATCATCGGGATGGTGCCGGTGACGGCGCAGACCTTCGGCGGCTACGTCAACGTGTCGCGGCAGAACATCGATTGGTCTCAGCCGGCGATTATGGATCTCGTCATCGACGACCTGGCGATGGTCTACGCGCAGGAGACCGAGAAGGCGCTGTGCGTGGCCATCGACGCCGCGACGACCGCCGGCCCCGCGATCCCCACCGGCCCGGCCACCCCGGCCGCCGTCAACACCGCAATCTGGACCGCCGCCGGTGCGGTCTACGCCGCGACGAAGGGCGCCGGCCGCGTCATCATCGCCGCCAGCCCCGACATGCTCGGGCTGCTCGGCCCGGCGTTCCCGCCGGTCAACCCGACCAACGCCTACAGCTCCGGCTTCTCGGCCGCGGACATGGCGCAGGGCTCCGTGGGGTCCATCTCGGGCCTGCCGGTGGTGGTCTCGGCCGGCTTCGACGCCGGAACGATGATCGTGATGAGCACGGCGGCGGTCGAGGTCTATGAGGACCGCATCGGCTCCTTGCAGGTCGTCGAGCCGTCCGTCCTCGGCGTCCAGGTCGCCTATGCCGGCTACTTCGCGGACGTCATCATCGACGCCAATGCCATCGTCGAGATCACGAAGACGCCATGACGCAGTACGAAGATCCCAACCGCGAGGCCGTCGGCCTCGAGCCGGCCTGGGTCGAGGGCTCCGGCGGCTCGACGCGCAAGGCGAAGGCGAAGGCTGACGACGCGCCGAAGGCGAAGGCCGACGACGAGCCGAAGGCCGCGCCGAAGGATGAGCCGCCGAAGGCCAAGGCCAAGTAGGCCCCGTGGCGTATGCCACCATCAGCGAGCTGGCCGCCGCGCTGCGGATCACGGTCACGGCCGCGAACCAGGACACGCTGCAGGCGTGCTTGGATGCGGCGGCCAGCGAGATCGACAACACCACCGATCGCCTCGAACCGTTCGATGCGGCGGACCCGTTGGCGAACCGCGTGAACCTGCTGCGCGGGGTCGAGTGGTACAAGGCCAACGATGCCGCGTTCGGCGTCATCGGCGTCTCCGACACCGGCACCCTCCAGGCGCCGCGGAACACCTTCCGGCGGCATGCGGCGACGCTGCTGCCGCTGAAGCAGCAGTGGGGCGTGGGGTAGGTGGCGACCACGACGCTGCTGCATCTGACGGGCATCCGCGACGCCGCGGCCGCCGCGCTGGAGCCGGTCGACGATGCGGATCCGATGGTGTTCGTGGACGCCGTCGACTCCCTCACCCCGCCGGCCCTGCTGCTGGACTGGGCCGACCCTTGGGTTGAGCCGGCGCACACCATCGGCACCATCGGCGGGTGCCAGTGGGCCGCCCGGCTGCAGGTGATCTGCATCGCCGGCCGGCTGGAGCCCGGCGCCGGAGTCGACGTCCTGGAGCAGCTCGTCAGTCTGGTCGTGGCCCGGCTCGAAGCCGACCCGTACCAATGGACGCTCGATAGCGTCTCCGCGCCACTGCAACGCGACCTGGCCGGAATCTCCTACCTGGCCGCCAACGTCGTCTACACCGTACCCACGACCCTAAGAGAGGCATCCTGAGATGGCCGAGCCGCTGCCGTACATCATGACCGACACCAGCCTGAAGATCTCGACCGACGGCACCGAGGCCGGCCTCACGGAACTGGCCTGCGTCGCCAACCACATCGAGATCAGCCCCGACGTCTCCGTGACGACGCTGGACACCATGTGCGGGACGAAGGACTACCCCGGAACCGTCAAGTGGGCGCTGATCGCGACGCTGTACCAGTCGTTTGACCCGGACGCCACCGAGGAGGTCCTGTCGGCGGCCGTGGCCCTCGGCGTCCCGACGCCGTTTGAGATCCTGCCGTACAAGAGTCAGCCGATCTCGGATACCAACCCGTTGTTCTCGGGGATGGTGATTCCGCAGCCGTACTCGCCGGTCAACGGCGACGCCGGAGACGCCTCCAGTGTCGAGATCGAGTGGTCGATGGACGGAGCCCCGACGAAGACCATCGTCCCGGTGGCCTGATGGCCGGCGACCAGTTGGTCGAGGTCAAGATCCGCGGTATCCGCGAGCTCGAATCCGGCCTGGCGCGGCTGGCGCGGAACATCGAAACCGCCGTCCCCCGGGATGCCGTGCAGCCGGTGGCAGAGCAGGCCGCCAGCACCATCCGCGGCCGCGTCCCCCGCCGAAGCGGCGCGTTGGCCGGCTCCGTCGGCGTCGCCACCCGCGGCAACGTCTCGCAGGTGCAGATGGGCGGCGGTCTCGCGTACGGCAAGTGGATCGAGTTCGGCTCCTACAAGGGCCGGAAGCCGGCTGGCGGCCGGTACGTGCTGCCGACCGCGAAGCGCACCCAGAACGCCTTCGCCAAGTTCTGCCAGACCGCCGTCAGCCAGCAAATCTCAAGGATGCACTGGTGACCGTCACGACCCTGCCGGCCACGATCCGGGTGGCGGCGACGTTGACGCCGAACGAGATGCGAGCCCTGAAGGCCGCGACCGGCCGGAACCTGAACGATCTGTTGGGCGGCGAGGCCGAGGATATGGACCAGGCGCCGGACCGCATTCAAAGCCTGGTCTGGGTGGCGCTGAAGCGGGCTGGCTACGGCTGCTCGTGGGATGAGGCGGGTGACGTCGCGCCCGACATGACCGACGAGCCCGAGGACCCTACGAACGGCGCGAGCTCGACCAGCTCCTCCACTTCTGCCGCTGGTGGGGAATGACGCCCCGCGAGGTTGACGAGCTTTCGCCGGCCGAGTACGCGGCGATGATCCGCTACGCCGTCAAGTCGCAGCGCGACGACGAACGAGCCGCCCGCCGAGCCGCCCGCAAGCGAGGCTAGCCCGTGGCGAACCCTCAGGTCGTAGTCGACTTCGTTGCCAACACGCGGGATCTGTCCGCGGGGATGTCGCAGGCCGGCAGCGCCGCCGGAGGGCTGAAATCCAAGCTGGGAAGTCTGGCGAAGGTCGTCGCGGTGGCTGGCATCGCCGCCCTCACTGCGGCGGTGAAGATCGGCGTCGGCGAGTGGACCGAGGCGGCCAAGGTCACCGCCCAGACCGAAGCGGTGTTGAAGTCCACGGGCAACGCCGCCAACGTCACCGCCGGCCACGTCGGCGATCTCGCCGAATCGCTGATGAAGAAGAGCGGTGTCGACGATGAGGCGATCCAGTCCGGCGAGAACCTGCTCTTGACGTTCACGAACATTCGGAACGAGGCGGGCAAGGGCAACGACATCTTTGACCAGACCACGGCCGCCGCTCTCGATATGAGCGTGGCCCTGGGAACGGACATGACGACCGCCAGCCAGGCCCTCGGCAAGGCGCTGAATGATCCGGTCAAGGGCCTCGCGAAGCTGTCGAAGCAAGGCGTGACGTTCACTGACGCGCAGAAGGCGCAGGTGAAGGCGATGCAGGAGGCCGGCGACATGGCCGGCGCCCAGAAGGTGATCCTGGCTGAGCTGACGAAGGAATTCGGCGGCTCCGCGGAGGCCGCCGGCAAGACCCTCCCCGGGCAGTTGAAGATCCTGCAGCAAGAGTTCTCGAACGTCGCTGGGGCGCTGGTCGGCGAGCTGATCCCGCCGCTGACAGCGGTGTTTAAGGTCTTCTCGGAGCACAAGACGGCGGTGGTGGCGCTGGCGGCGGTGCTCGGCACGATGGTTACCGTGGTCTGGGCCATCGGCGCGGCCACGAAGGCGTGGGCCGCGGCGCAGGCCATCGCGGAGGCCGCGACCGTGGCCTGGACCGCCGTGCAGTGGCTGCTGAACGTCGCGCTGACCGCGAACCCGATCGGCCTGGTGGTGGTCGCCATCGGAGCCCTGGTGGTGGCGCTGGTCGTGGCCTACAAGAAGTCCGACACCTTCCGGGAGATCGTCGACAAGGCGTTCAACACGATCTGGGAAATCATGAAAAAGGTCTACGCCTGGATCAAAGCCAACTGGCCGCTCCTGCTCGCCATCCTCACCGGCCCCATCGGCCTCGCGGTGCTGGCCATCGTGAAGAACTGGGACACGATCAAAGAGACGACGACGAACGCCATCAACGCCGTCAAGACCACGATCGTCAACGCCTGGAACGCCGTCAAGACCACCACCATCGCGGTGTGGGAAGCGATCTCCGGCGCGGTCTCGGACGCCGTCGCGGACGTCAAGCGGCTGCTGAATGCGCTGTCGACGTGGCTTACCGGCTTCGCGTCCGGCGTCCTCACGACGTCCGTGAACAAGGTCAAAGCGATCTGGGACAACATCGCCGACGGAGCCCGCTCCGCCGTCGGCGGCGTCAAAGACGCCTTCAACGCCATGGTGACCTGGATTGACGCACTCGTGGACCGGGTATCGGCCGCCGCCGGCCGCGTCGCGTCCGCGATCAAATCGCCGATCAACTCGGTGCTGTCGGCGTGGAATTCGATCACCCTCACCATTCCGACGATCACGCTCCCGAGCAAAACGGTGTTCGGCAAGAAGATCGGCGGCGGCTCGTTCGGCGGCGGCTCGTTCAGTTTCCCCGACGTGCCGCTACTCGCCCGAGGCGGCGTGATCGACCAGCCGACGTTGGCGGTGGTCGGAGAAAGCGGCCGCGAGATCGTCACGCCCGAGAAGCTGCTCCGCGACATCATGAGCGAGCGGGCGGTACAGGTCCGGGTCTACATCGGCGACCGCGAGCTGACCAGCATCGTCCGCACCGAGATCGTGGACGCCAACACCGGCCTAGCCCGCGGCCTGCTCGCCGGAGGCGCAGGCTAGTGGTTGCCACCGTCGAGACCGACGTCAAGAACGTCCGGCTGGACTACACCGCGCCGGCCACCGCCGCTACCGTCACCATCAGCCGCACCGGCCCGTCCGGCGTTCCGGCTGGCGTCCGCGGCTGGCAAGCCGCCCCGGTCACCGGCGGGCAGGTAGTCGTGGCCCGAGACTTCGAAGCGCCCATCGGTGTCGATCTGGTCTACACCGCCACCGCGTACACCTCGGCCGGCGCCGCCGTCGGCACCCAGACCGCCACCATCGCCGTGCCGTCCGACGGCTGCTCCGATACCTGGCTCACGGACCTGGCCCGCGCCGCCAACACCACCCGGGTACTGCTGGAGGCCCTGCCGGAACACGAGTATCCGGTGCCCAACACGGTCCACGACATCATCGCCCGCCGAGACCCCATCGTCTCGTCGGACGTCGCCCACACCCCCGCGTTCGAGGTCTCGCTCCTGACGGACACCCTCGAACAGCGCGAGCAGGTCCGCGCCACGCTCGGCAACGGCGTCCCGGTGCTGCTGCGGACGCCGCCGGAGCAGGGCATCGGCAACCTGTACTTCGCCGTCCTGGGCTACGCCGCGCAGCGGATCGTGCCGGCCGGCGCGGTGCCGGATCGCCGCTTCGTGGTCTCGGGCCGGCAAGTCCAACGACCAGACCCGCTGCTGTACGCGCCGATCGGCGTCGCCACCTACCAGCACGTCGAAGACTCGTTCGCTACCTACCAGGCCCTGTTCGATGGCCGCGTGTCGTATGACGCGGTGCTGTACGACTACGCCGGCAGCGAACCTTCGGACATCGTCCCGTGGCTCCCGACGGACGTCTGATGCGGCCGACGACGGATCTGTTTGCGGAGGCGGTGCGGCAGTCGCATGTGATCGCCGCGGCCTGCCAGCTCGTGTTTCCGGACGGCCAGACCGCCGACGTCCCAGTAGAAGGCGGGCAGGTCACGATCGACCGCACCGCCCGCCACCGCCGCACCGGCAGCGTCCAGATTCCGTGGTCGCTTCGGAGCGGCGAAGACCTCGGCCTCGACCTCCGCACCCTCCCCCTCGGCGGCTACGCCCTCGTCTCCCGCGGCCTGCGCTACGCCGACGGCAGCCTGGATCTGATCCTGCTGGGCCGCCTCCGGGTGGAGTCCGTCACCTGGGACACCCTCGCCGCCAGCGCATCGCTTGAACTGGCCGACCGCATGGCGCAGATCGCCGACGAGCCGTTCACCACGCCCTACTCCTGCTACGGGAAGACGCCATCGGTGGTCGCAGGCGAGATCGTCTACGCGGTGTTCGGCGAGACGATCGACTACCTGACGCCGTACGTACCGCCGGCCCCGCTCGGCGACACCACCTTCACCGGCCAGCGCACCGACGCCCTGTCTTCGCTGGAGCAGTCCTACGGCGCAGAGACGTATTTCGACGCCAACGGCGACTTCGTCTTCGACGAGAAGCCCGGCGCCGAAGAAGCCGTCGTCTGGACCGTCGATGCCGGCCAGGCCGGGGTGATGGTCAACGCGAATGAGAACCTCGACCGCACCGGGATCTACAACGGCGTCCTGGTGACGGGCCAGGCGGCGGCCGACGAGCCGCCGATCTCGGCGCTGGCGACGTTCGACGATCCGGAGTCGGCGATCCGCTGGGGTGGCCCGTTCGGCAAGGTCGCGATGCTGGTCGACGGGTCCAGCGTGACGACCGTCGAGGACGCCGCCAACACCGCCCAGAGCCTGCTCCGGCTCCGGCTCAAGCAGACCCGGCAACTCACCCTCGCCGCCGCGCCCAACCCGGCCCTGGAGGCTGGCGACACCATCCGCGTGGTCTTCCCGGACGGACGCGACGAGACGCACCTGATCGACTCGGTCTCGACGAGCCTGGCGACCGACGCCCAGCAGATCGCCACGCGCACCGCCGCCGCCCCGCTCGGCGACGACGCGCCAGCCACCGGCCATTACTACGCCCGCGCCGCGTGGCTTGAGGCTGCCGACGCCCGCATGGTGACCGCGTGAAGACGCCGGCCACCCGCAGCCTCGAAGCCGTGCTGCGCACCGCGCTGGACACCCGCGGGCAGCTCCGCGTGGTGGCCGCCGAGTACGCCGACCCGCCCGCGGCAGACGCCCGCTATGCCCGCGTCATCATCCACGGGCAGACGTTGACGCTGCCGAACCTGAACGGGGCTCCGCCGCCTGCGGCCGGCAGCGTGGCCTACGTCCTGGCCGACGATTCCCGCATGTGGGTGCTCGGCACCGTCACCGCCACCGCCAGCGCCGGTACGCCTGGCCCGGCCGGCCCGGCCGGCCCCGAAGGGCCGGAAGGCGACGCCGGCCCCGCCGGCCCGACCGGAGCGACGGGTGCCACGGGAGCGGCCGGCCCTGCCGGGTCCGCCGGCGCCCAAGGCCCCAAAGGCGACCCCGGCATCCAGGGGCCGGCAGGCCCGTCCGGCGCCTCAACCTTCCTTTCCGGCTCGGGAGCTCCCACGGCCGGTGTCGGCGTTGACGGGTCGATCTACCTTGACGTCGCCACCGGCCGGGTCTGGGGGCCGAAGGCCGCGGGCGCCTGGCCGGCCGCCGCCCTTGGCCGGATCATGCCGCTGGCCCCGACGTACGCCCAGCTCACCACCGGATAGGACTCGCCGTGCCGACGACCCCCAAATACGCCCTGCCGTACCCCGTCGCGTCCGACACCGCCGACGTCCCCCGCGACATCCAAGCCCTTGCGACGCGCCTCGACGGACTCATTGAGACGCGGCTAACGCGCATTAGCCGCGGCGCGGCCGGCCCTATCACCGGTGGCGCCATCGGCCCGATTGCATTCACCGCTTCGGATATCGACGACCTCGGCGCGTGGAACGGCGCCACGAGGCTTACGGCGGTCGTCGCCGGTTGGTATGACCTCGGCACTACCGTGGCCTACGACGCCATCCCCAACGGCGACGGGTACGTCACGCTGAAGCTGCTCAATCCGACCGTTGTGCTGCCATTCGTCGCCACCGGCAAAGGCCCGACGGCCGCCCTCGGCTGGGGCGCCACCATCGGCGGCCCGGTATCGATGGCCGCCGGCCAGTACGCCGAGGTCCATATTGGGGTCTTCGGCGTCGCTAGCTACGGACTCGCCCAAGCCGCAGCTTGGCTGAAAGCCCTCAAGTAGATGTACCGCCAACCCGCCACCCCAAAGGATGACCAGGCCATGACCGAGACGCCCATCGTCGAGCCCGACGCCGAGCCCGCACCCGGCGACGCGCCGCCCGCCGTCGAGCCCGAGCCCGACCCCGACCCGCCGGTTGACGACGACGACGCCGACCGCCGCGCCGACCGCCGCGCCGACCGCGAAGCCGACACCGCCGACGAGCCGTTCTAGCATGGCCGCCACGTGGGATGACCAGCCCTACCCCGGCGGGGCGATGGTCAAGGTCGCCGGCTTCCCGCGGCCGCTGTACCCGCCCGACGCCAACGGCTACCGGCCCAGCGTCAACGGGCCGGACGTCGAGGCCTACAAGCGCACCGTCTCGCGGGCCGGCCGCTGGCCCTGGCAAGAATTCGACCAAGCCTTCTCGAACGGCTTCAGCCACGGCAAGCCGGGCGGCAACCTCGCCGAGTCCGGCATCGCCGGAGTCCAACGCCAACAACACCTAGACGCCACCGGTTACCTCGGCAAAAAGACCTTCGACACCCTCCGCTCGATACGCATCCCCGAAGGGCTGCCGCACGCCGGAGACATCGCGATGGACCCCATCGCGGTCGACCTGATCGCTGAGGCCTGGGACGAGTTCGGCGGCGCCGAGCCCGCGCCGGGCGGCGACTCCCTCCGCAAGGCCGCCCTCACGTTGGCGATCGGCGAGCTCGGCTACACCGAGAGCCCGGCCGGCTCCAACGCCAACAAGTACGGCGCGTGGTACGGCGCCAACTACCAGCCGTGGTGCGCCATGTTCTGCACCTGGGCGTATGAGCAGGCCGGCCCGTCCGACTCATTCGTCAAGGGCTCCCGCTGGGCCTACTGTCCCTACGTTGTCGCCGATGCTCGCGCCGGCCGGTACGGCTTGCAGACGACGGACGATCCGATCCCCGGCGACCTCGTGGTTTACGACTGGTCGTGGGATACGGTCTATGACCATATCGGACTGTTCGAGGGTTGGACCGGCGGCGGCAGCTTCACCGCCATCGAAGGCAACACCTCGACCTCGAACAATTCGAACGGCGGCCAGGTCATGCGCCGCACCCGCACCAAAAGCGGACAGGGCACCGTCTTCGTTCGCGTGGCCGAATAGCCGTGACCGCGGCGGACCGTGACGCGTGGGCCGGCCGCGCCGTCTTCGTCCTCGCCGTCGCGGCCGGGGTGGCGCTGATCGTGGCCGTCGTGATCGAGCTCGCCAGCCCGCCGGTTCGCGCCTCGATGGCCGGCGCCATCGCCGCCGCATTCGGTGCCCTGGTCGGGATCGTGGCTTTCTACATTCACCACAGCCGCCGGGAGGCCGCCGAGTGATCCACCGCATCGACACCCCAGGCGACCACCAGCTCCAGATCATCGGCGGCGAGGTCGCCGCCCGCGATTGCGTCGTCGAGATCACCGCCCCGGACGTCACGCTCCGTATCGACGGGTCCGGCATGACGCGCCGAGAAGGCGACCCGCAGGGCGATCACGACTGGCCGGCATTCGTCCGCGTCGCCGCCTCCGCCGTCCGCTGCCGCATCGTCGACTCGCAGCTCGTCGATATCGCTGGCATCGCGGTCGACGTCTATGCCGACGATTTCGAGATGCTCGGCACCCTCGCCACCAGGTTTGCGGCCGGGGTGAAGCTCGACGGGTGCCGCCGGGCGCTGATTCAGGACTCGGCGTTGCACACCGCCGACAAGATGCTGCGCCTGACCGAAGGCGGCAACGACGACACCGGCGCCAACCCGATCATGGTCTACAACACGCCCTACGACGACCAGCCGACGATGATCCGCCGCTGCTACCTCGGCAACGCCCGCGCCCACAGCCACGACTACGGCGAAGACGGCGCCTCGTTCGAGGTCTGGCAATCCCAATCCGTGACGCTCGAAGACTGCATCCTGCTCGACTCCGGCACCGGCCTCGAAACCGGCTCCAAGGGCACCCAGGTCGGGAACCTGATCTTCCGCCGCTGCTACATCGGCAACACCCAACCGGCCGACGGCGAACGCCTGGTCCGCGGCCTCATGTTCCGGCCCGTCGTCGACTCGCTGGTAGAGGACTGCAAGTTCTTCGACCTCGACCACTGGGATGTCGTCGTCAACCAAGGCTCGTCGAGCTATGCGGCCGGCGAGACCGAGAACTTCCGCTTCACCGGCAACGACCACGCCTGCACCCGAAACAGCCAGCCCTACGCCGTACAGCCCGGCCCGGCGCCGATCATCGAAGAAGACCTAGCCCTGTTCGGCGACGAAGCCGCCCCGCTCGCCGCCCAGCTCCGCGGCGAAGCCATCCAAGCCCGCGACGCCATCCTAGCCGGCGCCGGCCTCAAAACCGGCGACCCCGGCCCCGTGCCGTCCGACCTCGAAGCCCGCGTGGCGGCCCTCGAAGCCGGCCTGGCGGCCGAGGCCGAGGCCCGCGCCGATGGCGACGACCTCCTGATAGCCGAGCTCGCCGCACTCGACGCCCGCCTCGACGCCATCGCCGACGCCGCCGACTAGGCTACGCTTCCTGAGCGTAGCCACGACGCGAACGGAGCCAACATGACCGACCAATGGGGCTGGCCCAAACGCCCCAACCCGCCGCCCCTCACCGGAGGCCGCGAGCATCCCGACCAGCGCCTACGCCGCGCCGCCCTCAGCGGCCTACTAGCCGGCCTGCTGATCGGCTTCGCCGCCGCCTGGCTCCTCACGTGAACCCCACCGGAAGGAACGAAGCCATGCCCCTAGCCGTCGAGCTCTACCAACGCGAAGCGCCCATAGCAGCGCGAGAGTGGGGCGACGAACGCCTCGCCATCATCGTCAACCGCCTCATGGTGACCAAGGAAGGCATGACGCCGCCGACCCCGGCCGAAGTCGACCTGTTCGCCATGCGCTGCAAAGCCACCGGCCTCGACCCCTTCTCCGGCCAGATCCACGCCATCTACCGCCGCGACAAGAACGCGCCCCTCGGCCGCTCGCTGACGTTCCAGACCGGCATCGACGGCCTCTGGCTGATCGCCGCCCGCACCGGACTACTCGACGGAGCCGACCCGCCCGAATGGCTCGGCCTCGACGGCGTCTGGTACTCGGCCTGGCCGTTCGACTACCCGCCCCACGCGGCCCGCTTCACCGTCTACCGCAAAGGCGCCGAACGCGGCTTCACCGGCGTCGCCATGTACCGCGAATTCGTCCAGACCTACGACGACCGGCCACAAGGCCTATGGTCGCGCATGCCGGCGAACCAGCTCCGCAAATGCGCCGCCGCCCAAGCCCTCCGCGAAGCGTTCGCCAACGACCTCGGCGACGTCTACGAAACCGCCGAACTCGAACACGCGGACGCCACCGTGCCCGCCGAGATCCAAGCCGAACGGGCCGCCGAAGCCGACGAACGCACCGCCGACCTCCGAATCGGCGAGGACGACATCGCCGCCCTCACCGAGCTGGCCCGCACCGCCAAGCTGACCCGCGGCGAAGCCCGCGGAATCCTCGAAGCCATCGCCGGAGTCGCCAACCCCGCCCACGTGAAGCGCGGCGACCTCGCCGCCGTCCGCGCCGCATTCGAGCACCGCACCCGCGCCGAAGGGCCGCCGTCGAGCCCGGCCGTCGGAACGCCCGAGGTCGTACCAGCCGACGAACCGCCCGCCGCCGAAGATGTCCCCGTCGTGGCCGACGAACCGGCGAGTGGGGGCGACCCGCCGGAACCGCCGGCCCGCAGGCGCCGGACGCCGAAGCCCAAAGAGGCAGAAGCGTCCGGCGCCACGCCCCTGGCAGGACAGACCCGCGAACTCGACGACGACCCGCTACCGCCCGCCGACCCCGCCGAACCGCTCGACACCCCCGACGACCCGCACGCCGCCGCCATGTACGGCCCCGGCGCCCCATGAGCCGCGACCTGATCATCTGGACCGCCCCCGACGACGACACCCCCCCAAGCCCCGTCGGCCTCGCCAACCCCGTAACCGGCGAGATCATCCGCGCCGACGACCCCGCCGCCGTCGCAGGCTGGCTTCTCGCCTACCGCGAATTCCAAGAAACCGTCGCCAAGCCCGCCGCAGACTTCGCCCTCGACCTGCTCAACGCCCACCTAGACGCCCTCACCGTCTCAAAGGTCCAGGTCGAGCTCGACGACGGCCGCATCATCGAAATCAGCGGCGAGTCCAAGGGCGCGGCGGACGCCGCCCAGGCCGTCGACTCCGCCGAAGCCCTCCGCGACGATCTTGACGTGCTCGTTGATCGCGGCGAGCTCGCCGAGACCGCCGCCGCCGCCGCCGTCAAGGTCGAGCGGATCACGACCTACAAGGCCGACCTGCGGAAGGTGAAGGCCCTCGCCGCCCGCTCGGATGTCGTCGGCCAGACCGTCCGCGAGCACCTAGTCGACGCACCACGCGACCGCAAAAAGCCGACCGTCAAGCGGATCTCGTGACCGACCAGCCACCCCCCCAACTCGCCCTCCCCGGCCTCGAACGCGACGAGCAGCCCGCACCGCCGCCCGGGCCGGCCATGCCCACCGCCAACGCCGCCCGACTCATGGCCCAAATCGAACGCGACCTACGCGCCTACGACGCCGAACGGAGCCGCGACGCATGAACCAGCCCGAGCCCGAGCCGTTCCACATCGCCTTCGCCCGCAGCATCGGCATTCACCGCCTCGTCGAATGGCTGGCCGCAAAGATGGCCCGATGATTGAAACCACGCTCGTCTGCCGCCACACCGGCCACCGCCAACCGGTCCAAGACTCCGGGGCCCTCCCCGGAACCTGGATTCGCATCGACACCATTACCAGCGGCGACGGCACCGAGACGGACCTCCATTTCGCCTCCTGGGACGAGCTCGCCGCGTGGGCCATCGCGCAAGCCGCCCGCCGCCGCCTCCCCACGCCCGTGCCGTTCCTCGACCGCCACCGCGTCGCGTGACCCGCCTCGCCCGACTCGCCGTCGCCACCCTCGCCATAGGAGCCTTCTGCAGCCCCTTAGAGGCATGGGTCGCCACGGACGCCCAAACCCCCGCCCAAGCCTCCCGCCCCCCTAAGGCGTACGCGTGGGGCCTCAACATGAGCCGAATCGAGCCACGCGCCGCCACGCCACGCGCCTGCAACGCCGGCCGGCCGGCCTGGACCCGCGCTGAGATCCGCTGCGCCATCCGCCGCACCTTCCCCCGCACCGCCGCCACCGCCCTCTGCATCGCGTGGCACGAATCCCGCCTCGACCCCCGAGCCGTCGGCAACGCAGGCGAACGCGGCATCTTCCAAATCCACCCCGTCCACCGCGCATGGCTCGGCGGCCGCTGGGCGCGGATGTTCGATCCGGTAGAGAATGCTCGCGCCGCCCGCGACCTGCACCGCACGAGCGGCTACAGCTGGCGGCCGTGGTCGACCGCCGGCCGCTGCTAGCCCACTACCGAAGGGGAAGCCACGATGCCCGACGACACCGGCATGGCCCGAGCACCACGCCGCACCGCCGCCTACCGCGCCCTCGAAGAACGCGCCACGGCCCTCGAAACCGCCCGCCGCGACGCAATCCTCGACCTGCACGCCGCCCACCAAGCCCTCGCCGACGCCCGCACCGCCCACGCCGACGCCCGCACCCGAGCCCGCCACGCCGAACACCTGCTGCGCCGTGCAGTCGCCGCCCTCGGCGAATGGCGCAACGCCGACGGCGACCTCGACGCCCGAGCCGCCGACGTTCTCACCGCCACCCTCGCCGACGTCCTCGGCCCCACCGACGCCGCAGACCACGCCGAGCACCCCGACGACGACGAGCCGCCGCACGTCGCATGACGCCGGTCTGGATCGTCGGCGTGCT